CAGTAGCCGATGTTGTTGGGGTCCTGCCTCCGGAGGTTGCTGATTACATGACAGCTGCCGGATATGCAGCTCCGTATGGTCAAGGGACTTATTGGTCTGGTATTATTCCAACTTGCGAACATTTCGGGCATAGCGGCATCCAGATGAACGGCAATGACCTTTATGGGCAGCGTGGATCCGAAACAGAGAAGCGGTGGATAGCTGCTATGCAGAGCGGTAAGTATTACGGCATTCTGTTAATGGGCAAAGGCTACTTTACCCAGGGCGGCCATTTTATTGCCATTGAAGAGGTGTCGGAGAATGCTGCCAAGTGCTACGATCCGGCATGGTCCGTCAGATCCGGATGGCATCCGTGGTACGATTATTATCAGGGAGCGGTCAAGGTGTTTTACCTAGTCGAAAAAGATACAAAGGGAGTTTATCATATGGATCTTGAGCAAGTATATGAAGGATGCACCGGAACAAGCGTTCTGGTCTGTCAGAAATTCTTAGCCTGTTGTGGGCTGTATAGAGGCGGCTTTGATGGTTCAGCCGGACCGAAAACAAGACAAGCCATTGTTGACTTCCAGACGATACTTGCCGAAGAGGGAAAGCCGATTACTGTGGACGGCATCTGCGGCGAGAATACATGGAAAGAATTAGTTGAGCGGCACTCATAATTAAATAGGTAGTTTTTTCATTTTTTTCCTCTCTTTTTGGGGCGGTTCTTCGGAGCCGTCCTTTTTTTATTTGCACACAAAATGCACACGGAATTTTGCAGAAATGCCTATATTATAGGGGCTACTGATTCACTATTCACTATAATGACATTTTAGTATGGTACTTTTCTCAGTAGTGCCTATTTTACAGGGAAAACAGTAAAATACACTACTTTTTGCGTGGACAGATATGTCCGTTATCGGTCAGATTTGTCCGTTTCTGGTCATATTTGTCTCTGAAAGTGTACACGAAATGTACACGAAAAGACCTACCTTTTTAGGGGTAGGCTTTCCGGTATTATGAAAGGAGCGTTTGGGGATAAAATTAATGATCATATGTATTATACCACAGATTCACTTGCCAGACAATGCGAGCTTCAACTTTTCGATGTCTGCATTTTCCTGCTGCTCTGCGAGGTGCGTGTAGATCTCACGCATGACACGATAGTCAGACCATCCGCCCAGCTTCATGGCGGTCATTTCTGATACACCGCAATAGTAGCACAGGGATGCGAACGAATGCCTGAGCATATGGAATCCGCCCACAGGAAGGCGGTTATGCTTCAGGATGGTTCCGAGGTGCGTTACCATGCCTCTGGGTGAGTAAGGGCAGAGAATGCCGTCCGGGCATTTGTCTACCAGCTCGTTCACACGAGGCAAAAATACCGGGATAGGCCGGGTGGCAGCATCTGACTTTCCTGTTTCTTTGAAGGTGTACCCTTCGTCACTTCTTACCATTGCGCCGGAGACATGGATGATACCGTTTTTGACCTGGCTCTTCTTGAGAGCAAGCATCTCTGATGATCTAAGCGAGTGCAGACACAGAAGATAAGGCAGCTCATAGCGGTCTCCCTCGATAGCCTTGACGAAGATCTTTATCTGCTCCGGATTAAGGAATGGTTTTTCCTTCTTTGCCTCTTTGGCAAAGCGAACTTTCGGCGGAGCGAGCTTCAGATCCTTGAGGGCTGCACTCACCACCGCATAAGATATGCGGAGAGTAGTTGGAGCAAGGTTTTCCTGGTCAATTATGTACTGCATATCCACAGCCGTGCTTAACGGCAGGTCCATTAAGACTTGAAAACGGTTATTCCGAACATAGCGGTAGGCTTGCAAGGTTGAAGGGCTGAATGTCTTTTTGTACTTTTCGATATACGCATCAATGGCCTCTCCGTATGTCATTTTTGACATCTTCTGTTCTGGGGACAGCTTCAGCAGGAGAGCAGCCTTCTCGGCATCTTTTTTGTTGTCTCTGGTGATGGATCTCCGGACTCCGTTCACCTGGACCAATACTCGCCATCTTCCGGAGGGCAGTTTTTTCGCTGTTGGGGATTTCATCGTTCATCACCATCCTCTGACAGATCATATAAGTATGCCATCAAACGATGCTTCTTCATGCGGTTAAATTTTCGATAGATGGTGATGATATCGGTTTCGTCCTCGTCCAATGCGGTGAAGACTGGGTCATTATCGTCATAACCCATTAACCACGTTTCAGTAACATTAAGAGCGTCGGCGAGAACTGTAAGTTTGTCCTGGCGAGGCAAGCTCTTGCCTAAAACGTATTGACTAAGATCACTCCGTGCCATCTTGATTCCGTACTTATCACAGAACGGCTTGCATTTTTCGAGGATCTCTGACTGTTTGAGACCTCGCTCTTTCATTATAGTATTAAGCCTCTCGGCAGTGCTAGACACCTTTTTCATGTTTCTTCCTTTCCTACTCCCCGAACCATTGTAACACAAAACCTTGCAAAATGTTAAAGAAAATTGGAAAAACCTCTTGTAAAAACAAAAACGACGTGTATAATAGAAAATGTCAGGAGACGTTTTACACATCTGAAAGGAGGACTAATGAAAGAACAACTTTACGATTATTCAAAACTCCGAGGGCGAATTGTAGAGAAATTTGGCACAATAACAGCCTTTGCTGAAGCTATGGGTGTGAGTTTTTCGGTCATTTCGATGCGATTACACAATCATTCATATTGGCCGCAGCCAGACATTGACAAAGCCTGTGAACTTCTCGACATTGCTGAACCCAAGGAGTATTTTTTTGTCCGAGTTGTAAAAGATGCTTTTACAAACGAGGCAACAGCATGAAGAAGCAATCACCATTTCCACACACACGGCTCATCCTGGAGTCCGTATCTGCCGAAACAATAGGCCTGAGTCAGAAGACCTTGCAACGGCGGCGGAAGTTTCCAGGGAAGGTCACTCTGGAGGAGCTGCAACGAATCATCAATTACAAGTCAGCAAAGGGCGAGATGCCTATTGACCTGTTAAGGGAACTGATAAGGAAGGACTTAACATGAAGAGAACAATTCTGACCATCATCAATATCGCATCTGCACTTACATTCTTTTTCGGTGCGATCTTGGTCGAAGGTGGATGCTATTTAGCCGGATCTCTGACAATGGGCATCTGTCTCGCATGGATGTGGGTGTTCTTCTACGCTAATGGAAGCTGACCGCTCCAGCGGTAACAATAAACTATTTCAATCTTAATCAAAAAACTATTTCTCAACCAACCACAAGAACTTGTCAACAGAATAAAAACGGAGTGGACGGTCACTCCGGGAAAGGAGACCCAAATGGGAAAATCATTGGAGATGTTAGTGGAGTATGTGCTTGAAAAATGCACTGCTCTGGAAATGGAGAACCGGAGACTGACACAGCAGCTTCAGAAGGCCGAGGAGCTTAAGGACCAGTTCTATGACGGCTACTCAAAACAGGCTGAACAGCTTGCCGAGATAGCAAGGCTTATTAAGCCCCACATCGAGTGGAAAGATGACAAGGCTTATTCTCTGCACACCTATGCAGATGAAGGTCTTCCGGCAATCGTCAAAATTTTAAGAATAACAAAGGAGGATGTAAGATGACACTCTATCAAATTCAGGACAACATCAGAAAAGCAATCGAACTTGGCTTCGATGAAGAAACAGGGGAGATCTTCGATGCCGATGCTCTGGAAGCTTTGGAACTTCAGAGGGACGAGAAAATCGAGAACATTGCCCTGTTCATCAAGGATCTGACGGCAGAAGCAAAGGCCATCAAAGAAGAGAAGCAGACACTTGCCAGACGGCAGCAGACCGCTGAGAATCACGCAGAATCTCTCAAGCGGTATCTGACCAAATGTCTGGACGGAGAGAAGTTCAAAAGTCCCAGAGTGGCAATTTCTTATCGGAAGTCTCAGACAGTGGAATTCATTGACGGCTTTGATGTAAACCAGCTCCCGGAACAGTATCAGCGCAGAGTCGATCCGGAAGCTGACAAGACCGCTCTGAAAGATGCTCTGAAGCAAGGCAAGGAAATCTATGGAGTATATCTGGCAGACCACAACAACACCATTATCAAATAAGAATGCCAGCATTGGCAAGATGCTGACATTCCACACACATTATAACACTGACGAAATTCGTCAGACACATTATAACACACACAGGAGGAAACTCAATGGCAAAAGTAATTGGTTGTATGGGTGAGAGCGGTTCTGGCAAAACCACATCCATGCGGAATCTGGATCCGGCTTGCACATTCTACATAGATTGTGACAAGAAGGGCCTCAACTGGAAAGGCTGGCGGCAGCAGTACAACGTAGATGCCAAAAATTACTGGTCATCGGATTCGTTCACTGTCGTTTCCGGTCTGCTGCGAAAGATCGACAAACAGGAAGACCTGAAGCACCATAAGTATGTAGTTATCGACACGATAAATGCTCTGATGGTGGCGGAGGAGATGAGGATCCTGGCTATGCAGAGCGGTGATAAGCGGTCAGCATGGTCGGATCTGGCACAGAACGGATGGGCATTAATCAATTTATGTCTGGAACTGAGAGATGACCTGACAGTTATCATCCTCTGTCACTCCGAGACCATCTCCGACGATAACGGCATTGTCCGCACAAGAATCAAGACCAATGGTCGCAAGCTTGAGAAGTTGGTTCTGGAGAGCAAGATGACAACAGTGGTCTGGGCTGTCAGACAGGACGGCAAGTACAAATACATCCTGTCGGCAGACGGCAGCACTTGCAAAGTGCCTCTCGGAGCCTTCCAGACGGATGAGTGCGACAACGATATTATGATTGTGATTAAAGCATTAGAGGATTATTAAAGGGAGAAAAGACAATGGATATGAATTTATTATTTCCGGGAAAGAGTCGCAGCAGAAAACCAAAAGAGATAAACTACGATGTTCAAATAACATCTAATAGGTGTGGGCATGGACAGAGAGTTCGATTTGCTTTTTATAATTTGGCTGCTCAGGTTTTTGGACAGCATGATTTCGTTGAAGTTTCTGACCTTGAATATGTAAAGGATAAAATATACTTTCGTTTGCATGATGGTGAGAAGCTATACAGGAAGATGTATAAAATCCAATCTACCCCCAAATCAAAACAAAATTGTTTCCACATTACAATGACTCCAGCTACAGAAAAAACCGAGAAGATGTTTCGGATGAGCTGGATTAATAAAACTTTCAATCTTTTGTTTGATGAAGAATACGCACTTTACTATATCGAAAAGGTCAAGGAGGACAATAATAATGCGTAAATTTGATGGGTATGAAGATGCAAAAAAGACAGCAGAATTTTCAGCTCAGGGGAAGCTTCCGGCCGGAGCATATGTCTGCAAGATTCTGAATGTTAAATACGAAGAAGGCAAAGACGGTCTGTCTGATCGCATCGTCCTTCAGCTCGACATCAACGAGGGCGAATATGCCGATTACTACGCTAAACAGTACGAAAACAACCCCAACGAAGACAAGCGGTGGAGAGGTGTTGCCAGAATCTACGTTCCGAACGATGACGGATCCGAAAAAGATAGCTGGACCAAAAAGAGATTTGCTCAGTGGACTGCTGCCTTTGAAAAATCGAATAACGGCTTCCTGTGGGCATGGGACGAGACCAAGCTAAAAGGCTTAACTGTTGGCATCGTCTTCGGAGAGACCGGGACAGTTATTAACGGCAGGAATGTGATATACACAGAAGCCAGGTTCCCGATCGAGACCGAAAAGGTCCGTCAGGGCAAAGCTCCGGAGGCGAGGTTTATTAAGAAAAACGGCTATGAGGAAGCCGCAAAACCTGCCGATGATGAATTTATGAAGGTTCCTGACACAGATGAGGAGGCTATTCCGTTTTGACACCTTTTGAGGTCGATGAGTGTTTGTCTACCATGCAGATCATCGTGGACACGAGAGAACAGCCTTCTGCTCGTGCCGAACGGCGATATCGAGACTTCTCTGTCCCTTATAGAAGAGAGAAGCTTGATTACGGAGATTACTCCGCAGAGTTCCTCTTGAATGGTTCTGCCACCAGAATCAAGGCTGCCATCGAACGCAAGATGGATCTGGACGAACTGTCTTCCTGTTTTACTCACGACAGGAAGCGGTTCAAGGCAGAGATGGAGAGAGCTGCTGCCGATCACGGCACGATGTATCTGTTGGTAGAAAACGCAACCTGGGAGAATCTCATTTCTGGCAAGTACCGCACGAGGTTTAACGAAACTGCATTCTTTCACTCAATGACGGCATGGATCGCAAGGTACGGACTCCGGCCGATATTCTGCAAGTCAGAAACATCCGGAAAGCTGATACAAGAGATCCTGTACAGAGAACTGAAAGAACGCTTGGAACGAGGAGACTATGGCTAAAGGATATGTCAAGCTGAACAACGAACTTATTTCTGGTCTGGCAAGGCTGAAGCTGTCGAGTCCGAGTTCCTACATGGTGCTGTTTGCGATTATCAGAAATACATTGTGTTATCACAAGAACCAGTACGAGCTAAGTAATGGATTTCTGGAAAAAGCCACAGGGTTAAGCGAGCGGAGTGTTATACGAGCAATTCAAGAGCTTGAAGGTAAGGGAATCATCAAAATTGTCTCGAAAAGTTGTGGTTCGCACCCTCGAATTTTACGGATTCTTACTGACAGGGTTGTCACCCTGACAGCTTCGGCAAATCTTACTGACAACCTTGACAGTGAGAATACTGACAACCTTGACAGTATTAATACTGACAGCCCTGACACCCAAGAAATAATAGCAAATAATAGTATAAAAGAAAGAGAAAAAAAGGAAATCTCTTTTTCCGAACGCAGACTAACAATCGAAGAATTAGCCGCCAAGAGTTGGGCGGAGGAATATGACGAGGAGGATGACCTTGGGAATCTATAAGTTTAAACCAGAAGACGCAGAAGAATTTGCAAAGAAGATAGGAGTCAGAATCAGGCACAGAGGGAATCAGCTGGAGCTTATGTACTGTCCGTATTGTCAGGCAGAAGATAAATGGACTTTCGGTATCAGCCTCGAAACAGGCCAGTTTGAGTGCAAAAGGGCATCCTGTGGAGCCAGAGGAAACATGATCACTCTCAGCAAGGACTTCGGCTTTTCTCTGGGCAAGGATGCGGATACTTATTACAGAACCTGTGATTACAGCAAAAAGCAATATAAGGAGTTCAAAGAAGCACATAAGCCTCTGGTAGTCCTTCCTGAAGCAGTCGAGTATTTGAAGAGCCGGGGGATATCTGAAGACATTATCCAAAAATATGAGGTGACAGCACGGAACGACAACAACAAGGTCCTTCTGTTTCCCTTCCGGGATGAGAACGGAGCCCTGACCTTTATTAAGTACAGAAATACGGACTTCAAAAAAGGCGAGACCAAAGGGAGCAAAGAGTGGTGCGCTCCTGGGAGAAAGCCGATTCTTTTCGGCATGAACCATTGTGATCCGACAGCTGACAACGGAGATCTGATTATCACAGAAGGCCAGATCGACAGCCTGTCGGTCGCAATGGCCGGATACACAAATGCTGTTTCTGTTCCTATCGGATGCAACGGCTTCACATGGATTCCTCATTGCTATGACTTCATGAACAAGTTCCAGCGCATCATCGTGATGGGTGATTGTGAGAACGGCAAGATTACATTATCAGAAGAACTCAGTAAACGATGGCCCACAAAGACGAGGGTTTGCAGACCAGAAGATTATCGAGGATGCAAGGACGCAAATGAAATACTTCAGAAGTATGGAGCATTGGCGATCCGGGAAGCAATCAGCAAGGCAGCAGCTCCGTATAATTCCCACATCAAGCCATTAGCCAAGGTGCAGCAGGTCGATATCATGAAAATGGAATCGTTTAGAACAGGCATCGAAACGCTCGACAAATTATTGGACGGAGGCTTCAGGTTCGGACAGCTTGCGGTCCTGACCGGGAAACGAGGAGAAGGCAAGTCAACAATTGCTTCTATGATCGGAGTCAGAGCATTGGCACAAGGATATAACTGCTTCTTTTATTCTGGTGAGCTGATGGACTTCTATTTCAGGAACTGGATGGATTGTCAGGTTACTGGCAAGCTTGAACATCTGGCATCAGAACACGACAAATTAGATCTCTGGTATGGAGACCGGGCCTATATCTACGATGACACCATCATTACAGATGACGAGCTGACAGATCTTCCGAAGACGATTGAAACAGCTATCATCCAGAACGATTGCAAGTTCATTATGGTCGATAATCTGATGACCGCAATGACAGATGACTTGTCTGTTGACTTGTACAGAAGCCAGAGCAATTTTGTCGGACGGCTGGCAACGATTGCAAAGAAGTATAACGTGTTTGTCCTTCTGGTCTGCCATCCGAGGAAGACGAATCAGCAATTGAGCAATGATGATGTCTCTGGTTCCAGTAACATCACGGATAAGGCCGATTTGGTGCTGACCTTTGGACGAATAAAGGACGGCCCTCCGGATGCCAGAAAAATCTGCATCACGAAGAACAGGCTGACCGGGAAGATTACCGACACAGAAGGGATCCGGCTCGTTTATGACCAGAAGAGCAGAAGACTTGCAGAACATTCAACAGATTTCAGAAATATTAGGTTTGATTGGAATGCGGATCCATATGGTTTTGAAGAAGTAGATGACGAGGATCTGGAAGTCATTCCGTTTTAAGGAGGTACGCAATGTTTACAGATAGAGAATATTACACCATGATCACTGACGCATGGAAACTTTTTAAGAAGTTCTTCAGCCAGGTCACGGCAGATGCGGCAGTAATGGAAACAGACAGCTGGTGGCAAGCCCTGATCAGCGAGGGCTGTGCATTATCAGAAAAGTATGATGAGTGCGACTTCATCAAGGGCTTAGTGATTCGGAACATCTTCAATGAGTTTGATGCGCTCTGGCATCAGTATCAGGCAGATAAGGCAGCTTAAGGAGGTAAAAATGACGATTGATTACGGCACTCTGGCTCGGATCCGGAGGAAGGAACTGGGGCTGACACAGAAGGATGTAGCCGATCTGGCCTGCTGCAACAGGGAAACAGTAGTGTGTTTTGAGAATAATACCAGAAGCTTAAGGTTCGATATCGTGCAGGACATCTTATCTGCCTTAAGACTGAAGCTGGCAGTAGAGGAGGACAACGATGAACAAACAGGAAGCAATTGATGTATTGGAAGTTTACAAGCGCAATATGGCTCATATCCTCGG